ACCATATGCCTGCATTACTTCAACTAGGGTCTTCCAATTATACCAGTCTGGATAGGTTTCTAGTCTCTTTTTAATCTTAGAGCTCATTAGATTCGGAAAAGGTATCTTTAAAATGATTTGAAATCTGGAAAAGTCGTCCTTTAGGTCAATTCCACTCATCATTGATGGAGATACTAGAACAGTTTTGTCTCCAGTTTTAAGATGTTCAATTAGGGATTCTTCTCGAGTAGAAGGATCGTGAATCAGGAGTCGAGGATCGTGAATTGAATTCTTGATCCATCCATTTAATTCATAATTCCCGCTATGAATGATTCCTTTGTTATTTTCATTCTTTTCCAGGATCTTTTTAATAATCGGAATTGCCCGTTTAAAGGTGTCTTTCTTATCATAGTATGACATTTTACCAAATTTAACGTAGATTATAGGCCGATTCTCCTCTTTAAACGGACACGGAAGATCTAAATAGGTCCATTTATCTGATTCTATTCCCATTAAAAATGTAAATATCTTAGGATCTAATATGGTTCCTGACATAAAGATCACATGGTCGTATTTATCCCAAAATGTTTCCTTTAGATATTGACGGCCCCAGATGGGTTCAACCAAGATTCGGGGAGATCCCTTATAGTCTAGGTCCTTTTCAAAAACCCAATTTTTGGAATAATTATCCTCATCATTGATAAATCTATTGTATTTGCACATCGATTTATCGCAATGATCTGCTTTTTTAATAAAGTCTGTCTTTTTCTTCCTAGACCTGGTAAATTTTGCCTCTTCAATATAGGTAGAAATGTTATGTTGAAGTCGAGGAATTATTATTTTTTTAACGTAGTTTGCTAATTCCTTAATTGTTGAGATACCGTCTAGGTCAGATTCCATCCAGGGTTCCCAGATTTCAAGCAGGGTTAAGCTTCTTTCAGAAAATGTTGAAGATATAAAGTCACAAAAGGTTTCTTCAAAGGAGTGAGCCTCGTCAACTATAAGAAGATTGGCATGCCGATCAGCTAGAATCTCTGGAGAATAGATTGAATATGCTGTGATGAGATGATAATTAGTTAGACTTACTCTTTCCTTAATAAATCTGGATTGGGCAATAGTATGAGGACAAAGGGTACATCGAGTTCCTTTTGCTTTGTTTAGAATTTTAGATTCCCCGCACGGCATTGAATTCTTCTTACAAAAATAATTATTATTACCTTTAAGAGAGGACATAAAGTCAAAATCCTTTATGTATTGGTCCTGTAAAATTTTGCTATTGGTTAAAACTGTTATCCTTGCTTCTTTGTTGATTTCTCGAACATACCAGTCCGCAATCATGACAGCAGCATAGGATTTTCCGACTCCAGTTGGAGCGTCAATGATAGAGAATTTATGTTCTGAATCGATTGATTTTTTTACAAATTCTAGAATTTCAGTCTGTTGAGGCCTAGGCTCAAATTCTAATTTAATGTCTTTCATGTACTATATTCTATTAGAAATGGAGAAAAGGTTTCAATCAAGGATTAAATTTAGGATTAAACCAAAAGGTTCTACCATTTCGATCTGTTATTCTTTTTCCCTTTCCATAGCATTGGATCCAGTCCGAGAAACCGCCTGCTGGAACCTGAAACGGATTATCCCAATCTTTGAGTTGGCCTCCGCCTAAGAGATAGGACTCCTTTGTAACAGTTTCACAAAGTTCAATTACGAGAGGATTATTAGATATAGCAGATCTAGCTGATTCAAAAGGATCTTGATCTGCTCTAAATAGGATTTCAGCTCTCAAATAATTTCCGATTCCATTAAAGTATTTTTGATTCATCATCACTAGGTGAATCGGCTTATCGAATTCTTTCTTATGTAGATTAGTTAAGACATGGTGTTTAAACTCTGTAAAATCCGTCATAGGGCATGGACTCCGGTCAGGCGACCAGCTTTCTACTACCTTCCACCTAGCAAATCTACGAGCATCGACTAGACAAAGAGATTTACCGCTGATTGAATTAAATTTTAAATGAGTATGCTTGGGCAAACGATCTTGATCAGATAAGAACCAAAATCCTGACATTCCCATCGCAAATTTTATTTTTAAATAGGTGGATTCACCTTGAATCAGATTGAGAATTAATTCCTTGCCTCTGGATTCTGCTTTGATACTAAATATCTGCAGATCAGTCGGCTGAACTATTCCAAGTCTGCGAGTTTGAGCGCTCTCAGAAAAGGAGATACTGGTGAAATCTTGATCGGAGCAGACTGAATTAATGTAGTCTGACATTATTTTTACTTCGGCTAGTTCTGGCATATTAAATATTACTTAAAAAATAATATTTTTAAAAGCTTGCAAATAAATATTTTTATACGGATTAAAGATAAATAATAAAAAAATCAAGTGACGATGAAAAACCCTGTAATGAACTATAATCAGTTTATGTCAGTTTTTAAAAGCGCAAGCACTGCTTATGCAAAGAAAGCTAACACTGCTTCAAAAGACGCTAAGACTAATTCTTCTATCAAGCAAGAAATGTCAGGTGAAGCTATTAAAGGTAAAGGAACTCCAAGTCTTGACAAACACACTAAGCAATACTTAGCGAATGTTAAGAAAAAGAGTCCATTTACTGGAAAAAAATAAATCAAGATGAATAGAGCAATTCCTAGCTTTACTAAATTTGCCCTTCTTGAAAAGAAAGGAGACCTTAAAAAGCTGGTCAATAAAAAACAAGAAGAAGAATTAACGACTGATGATGCCAAAAAGATCGGTGTTAAAGTTGCTAACATGGAAGGTGAACAGAAAAAGAAATACGTTGGTATTATCAATTTCTTAGGGGCTTCTTGTGATATCTATAACGAACTATGGAAGAACTACACTAGAGTTAGAGATAGCAAGAAAAAGAAGGATTAAACTCTTTTTTAAGATAAATAAATAAAAAAAATCATTTTAACATGGCTGGATTACCACATTGGGATAATTCACAAGCAGCGAGACAATATTACGAACCTGTATACTTAAATCAGTTTGAGGTTGTAATCACTCCGCCGGCTTCAATTTCTGAGAATACTGAGCTTCTAGTTGAACACGTGAAGAAAATATCAGGTCTTCCTGAGCAATTAACTAAAGCAGGACAGAAGCAGAGATATAAGTTTGCTGAAAGAAACTTTGCAGATGGTGCTCCGGATTCAACTTCAGTTAGTTTAACGATCGATTTTGAAGTCAACTTAAACGATGATAACAATATGTATATATACAACATATTAAGAGCATGGGGAGACTTGATCTATGATCCATTAACTGGTCGACAGGGCTTGAAAAAGGATTATATTGGAGAAATTGCTGTAGTTGTATTTAATAAGGCAGGGGATATCTTTAGAGAGTATAGATTCCTACCAGTATTTCTTGCTGAACAACTTCCAGCAATGGATTTAGAATATACTAAAAAGGATATCTATTCAATTTCAGCTAAATTTATCAGTGATACTTATAGAGAAAGCAGAATCGGACAAATTAATGTTTAAAAAATGGAAATGTTCAACGTACATAGAAGGGATGTTCATACTTTTGATGATTATATGAATCTTAAAAAGCCTGGATTCGGTGGACCGAGTTCTGCAAAGGCATTCGCTGACAATCGAGGAAAGAGAGTAGAGAAAGATCACAAGTTAAAAGGATATCAAAGAACCGTTGAACGTGATCCTATGTTCTCAAATCAGGTTTTTAATCCTACCTATAAAGCAATGAGTAATGATTTGATTTATAGACAAGAAGGAAGAAAACCTTATAACTATCCAGATCCCTATTCTAATATGGGAATTCCAGTAGTTGAAGTAGGAGAAACTAACGAAGGAAAATGTAATTCAAGTTTTATTGCATTCATGTTAAACGAATCAGATGCTAAAAAGTCTTCTAAGAAATCAGAATGTGATTGCGAAGATGAATGTGATTGTCATACAAAAACTAAGAAAACTAAAAAATCCAAATAATGGATTTACTCAATAATGAAATATTTAAGATCATATAGAGATTACCTAAATGAATCTTCTCAATATCAAAGATCATGTCTAAATAGATCCTCACATCTTAAAAGTAAGAATTTTATCAAAGAATTTAGAAATTTTAAGAATTCAAATAGGTTGTTTGAAGAGGACGATTCATGGAAAGAGCGCCACCATTTTATCATCTCAGACTTACACGGAGAAACCAGCCCTGGACAGAAAATGATGGGGGATCAGATTAAATTAATCGGCGGACCTGGAGGTGAACAAATGCACATAACCGGATGGGAAGATGCCAGAAGTGAAAGTGAAAGACTAGTCGCTGATTTAAAGAGAAATAAAACTGGAAAAATTATATGTATAGGTAAAGGTTGTGAATATCTAGGCAATATTGCAAAACATATATCTAATAAATCTAACATCTGGGTCGTAGAACCGTCTGGAAAAATAAACATACCAGATGGAATTCCAAAAAATCAAATTATATTGGGACCGACTCCTAACCGAGGTTCTGAAAATTTTGAAGAAGGAAATATAAAAACTCCAGATGGAACTGATCATTGGGGAGCACTAACGTACGCAGGAAAATTAATTGGAATCTACAGCGATAAACTGATATCCGATGAATTTAAATATGCGGCAGGATCTCTAGATCCTGCGTATTATAAATATGAAAAATCACCGATAACGGGAGATATTGGAGAAATTCAGCAGTTTATGATTGATATGGGAACCAAGTCAGTCGACGGTAACGGAGGTACTTCTTATTTAACTAAAGATGGATCATTTGGAGAAGATACAGCTACTGCGATTGCAATTTATTTATATGGAACTGAAAGTCTTCCAAAGGACGATCTTAAAAATCCACAAAAGATTACAGTATCTGAGCTTCAAAAAAGATTAGGAATAGGAGTAGATGGACAAGCTGGAAAAGAGACTCTTGATGCCATAGCTAAAAAGTTTAATGATATTGTTAAATCTAAAATAGGAAAAGAAGATAGTGAAGCCGCAAATAATTCTTGGAACTCAACTGGAAAATCTACAACCTATGGAGAAACTATAAAGAATGTGATGAACGGGAACACTGCTCCGTATGAAGGAACCTTTCAAGCAAGACAGACATTCTATAGACAAATTCATGAACTTCTATACGCTAAACCTAATGCGGAAGCTAAAGCTGCTATTGAATCCTTCAATTTAAAGCCTATACATTCTAATTGGTTTCAAGCGGCAGCGGCAGTAAATCAGGCAAATGCTCTTGGAGCAGCAGATAATTGGAATCTATGGATTATTTCAGATGAAACTGAAGAAATGTTAAAATATTGTGGAGTTGAGTTATTAAAGAGAAATATAGTTACCGCTAAAGAGATGCTATTAGGTACCCTAAATAAAAGCTTTACAAGTGCTAAAGGTAAAACCATTAAATTAGATAAGTCAGTTCAAGGACAGACCTTAGATAATCGATTGGTAGAATACGAGCAGAGTGAGCTTAATGGAATAATGTCAGGATATAAGAGCAAATCTGGGCCCGACAAGTGGAAATCTATGATCGATGGTATAAACGCTTCTTTTGGACTACCTGCGGCTCCTTCATTGATTTCTAACGTAATTAAACAATTTTTCGGTCCTAAAGCTGCAGCTGGAGCTGGAATACTAGACTTCTTTTTCAGTGCAACTTCTCCGGCTTATAAATTAATTTCGAACACAATTTCAGGAATTGCTAATTATTTTGATCACACTTTTAATATAGATAATTATGATAATCGAGCAACACTAGGAAAGGGATGCGTAGCTCAGTTGTATAATGGGGAAGGATCTCTTTCCGGAATGAATCTTATTTAATCAGATTCTAATAATCTCAAGTTCCTTAATAGAATCTAGATTGTCGCCCTCAAATTCTTTAGATTCAATTAGCATATATGTAAAATTTATAGGATAATATTCATCGGAAATAAATTGGATGGCGTTATTGATGACTCCGATTGAAAGATTAGAATTTAAATAGACGATCTTTTTGTATTTTTTATTTTTAATGTTAATGGATTTGTCTAGCAGCTTTTTGATTTCATAGTTAATCAGGAAAGATTGAATTTTATTCGGAGTAATAAATTTAGTTTTAAATTTATCCTTTATTATTTTATTGACGTTCAGGATATAGTCCTCTTTTCCCTTTCTACCACAAACTGACGTAAAACCTTTAAATTCTCTTACGAATATTATCTTAATCGATCTTTCTTCTTCCATTAATAGTCTAATTGAATTATTTGAATTCCAGATTCTTTTAAAATCTTTAAACCTGAAAGATCTCTGTATTCTTCTTTATAAATTACAGTTTTAATTCCAGTTTGAATTATCAGTTTTGAACACTCTTTGCAAGGAGAAAGAGTGACGTATAGTGTAGATCCTTGAGCGCCTTGAGTAGATTTTGCTAGTTTAGTAATTGCGTTTGCTTCTGCATGAAGAACATACCAATAAGTATCTCCATTAGGATCTTCGCAATCATTTGAAAAACCAATAGGTGTACCGTTGTATCCGTCAGAGATGATCATTTGATCTTTTACGATTAATGCGCCTACTTTTTTTCGACGGCAACATGAATTCTGTGACCACTCACTTGCCATTTTTAAATAGGAAAGGTGTTTTTTAATTTCTTTATCTTTCATTCTTAAAGTTTGATAGGTACTTTTCAAGAGGATTAGTTGCTTCCTTTTCAACATTTTCTTTGGATCCAGGATTAGCTCTTAATATTTTTCCGGATGGAATAATACACGCAGATATTACGATGATTGAAACCCATTGTATGTACCCAATCTCGATTTTAAACAGATCATCTAAGAAAAAATTATACATTAGATAACATATTAGACTTAATCCGAGCTGAGCAATAATCCAAGAAAATACTGATGCAATTAACTTCATACTTGATTTATTTTTTGTTGAATCCAATTATATAGT